CGTTTACAACGGAACCCCGTGTGTATGCACTGACAGTGACTGTTGGTTCTTTGATGATGCGAACCGTGTCGCCAAAGTTTTCAATTTCGCCCGCGTAGTCGGTATTTGTAATGTCTTCTACAACCGAAGCACGACGGAAGAACTTGAGAACCTTTTGGCTGAAAATCTCCGGTGCAAAATTACCGGAGGGCAGGTTACCATAGCCTGCAGCAGTACCAAATGCCATTGGTTCTTTCCTTCCTTCTTGAGGTTAAGGTTAGTTGTTAGGGTCGATCCGTCCCTCTTGACGCGCAGAGTCGAGTTCGTCTTCTAGTTTCTCGAACTCCCACGGCTTGAGGCTGCGGATTTCGGAAGCCTTCCACACTTTACCATCTACTTTTGCAGTCGCTACTTCTCTCGCGGAGGTCTTAGTGACTGCGTCTGCTGCAGAAGGCTTTGTGGTCTTCTTCCTTTTTGCCGGTACACCAGTATCGGCCTTGTAGAGGTCTATGACCCGTGCCGCCCATTTAGCATCCGTATTGTTTTTGTAGATGCCATCTGAGATTGACTCAGGCTGTTCTTCGAGCCACGAAAGAAACTTTTCATCTGACTTGATCTCGTCAAAGTCTGAGTGATGATTGAGCAGTTGCTGGTAAGCCTTCTGCTTTTCGAGTTCCTTTTCACGCTCCTTGATGGTGCCTAATTCCTCCCGGAGTTCGGCAACCTGTGACTCAGCCTGATAGGATGAAACGGTCTGTACGACTTCGAACACTTCTGGATACTGGTCTTTGAATGCTTGCAGTTCTTCCGGAGTCTTTGGCATTGCTACCCCCTGTGGCATCTGTGCTTGAGGAGATTGCATGGCCGTCTTTAGTTCCGCGATTTCCTGCTTGAATTCGTTTACCTTTGTATCGTAGTGACGTTTGAGATCGTCGTATCGTTTCTTGTAGTCGTGTTCAGCTTCTTGCTTTTGTTCTACGAAACTGCTTGCTTGCTGCGGAGTAGCCTCTTCGGGGTCCGCGTCTTGTGCTTCTACAGTCTCTTCCGCTTCGTTGTCTTCGTCGTCTTTGTAGACATCTTCGCGGTGCTTCCCACGATATAACGAGTCATTGTTGATTGTTCCGAATGAGTCGTTAGGTTTGTTGGCACGGTGGCCTCTTGCTTTTGCCATTTTATTACCTCTTGATAGCGGGGCTACTTTGGCGTGTAGGTAGCCGCTCCGGTTGTGCTGGGGCCGTTGTTAGCGGGTAGCCAGCGAATTATTCAGAAACTGGAATTCGTCCGTAGCCCTCTATAAAAGTAGACTTTCGAGGACTGGTGAGATTTTTTACAACGATGTTTCTGTCGTCAGCTTCTTTAAATTCTTTGAGGGAACGCTTTCTAGCCTCTTCGTCTTCAGCCTCCATGACCATCCTAAAGTCGGCATCAGGCTGTATATTCCGCTTCTTAAAACGTCCCTGATCGTCGAAATATCGTTCTCTGAGTTCAGGATGTTTGTGGAATATTGCGGTTTGAAGCGTCGGACTAGCAGTAGCTAGAATGTACTTGGCAAAATCCTCTCCGTACGATGATTCTGCCAAGTCTATAGCTCTTCCGGTTTTTGTGTTTTCTTTTACGTTTTTGCTACTTGTTTTATCTAGTTTACCAAACACCGTCTGAAACGCGATGCTCTTTGCTCTCATTTCTTCTAGATAATCTTGTTCTAGCTCAAAATAATCAGGGTAGCTGAAAGTATTTCTTACTTTATCCGCCGGAACTCCGTAGGTATCTTGTATCTCAGCCTTTTCCTTGTCGGACATACTCGCTATTTGACTAGGAGTGTAGAGGAATCCCCCCTGCTCGTATGCTCCGTAGTGTTTCCTCATATCCCCTTCAGTGCCGGGAATAGAGGCGAAAAGAGACTGTTCATCAGCCCGTAAAGTTTTAACAGTTTCAGTTTCTGGGCGTCTGTATTTAGAAGCCTCTAAGTGTGCAATCTCTTCCGCCATAGCGTAGAGATTAAAAAGCGTTGGAGTCTGAGGTACATTTATTAAACCCTGTTGCTCTGAAGAAAACGCCCGCATCTTAAATGCGTCAGGATCAGCATCATTTAGAATGGCTAGCTGCCTGTGGAAATCCCGGTTGGCAGGATAGTCATCGCCGAAATACCTGCTATCTACTTTTACATCGTCCGGCAGATTCTTTAAGAGGTCATCCATCTTCCTGCGAACTTCATCTATTATGATTTTGTCTTCATAGATGTCTTGGGCTTCACCGCCGTTTGCCAGCTTTTTTCTAGTGAGGAATCCACCTCCTGCAGCACCCCTACGACCCTGTCCGTTCTCTTTGATGCGTTGCTTCGTTTCTTTCTTGCCGCGATTATTGATCTTTTCGAGTCGGTCATAGCCAATGATCTTGGCAATCGCTGGGGGCACAATAACCTCGCCACGAGATACGGCTACGTCAATCTGTTCTTTAGATGGTGCTGCTGATCCCTGTTTACCAGCTTTTGCGTAGGCATCCTTGAGCATCTTGGCAATGTCACCCTCACCAGCAAACTCGACGGCTGCAGCGTTGATGACAAACGTGCCCTCTGGGACGCTCATAGGCTTGTCGTCAGCCACAGTAGCCGCTTCGGATACCTGTGACGGCGGACGCTCTACGAAGCCCGCTGGTGCAGCCTGTGGAGCGGTTCCGCCCATCTGCATGCCGACACGACCACCCTTACGGAATCCAAAGTCAAATGAATAGTCTGTTGCATCTGTAGAACCGCCATAGCTGTCCATGATATCGTCTTCTATATCCTGAACTGAATACTGGGTCGGCGTACCTCCGCTATCCTCTTCATCATACTGTTGCAGTATAGCCTGTCGTTGGGCTTCTTGTTCTCGCATACGTTGACTTGCTTCAGCGGCTTTCGCCTCTGCTGCTTGAGCCTGCGCTTTACCGGCTGCAGTGTTCGTTCTGATGTGCTGCTGAATAATCTGTTGTGACAGGGTTTGAGCGTTTGCGTAGTCCTCGTCACTCAGATTGCTTGCCTTATGAAAAAATCCGCCGTGAAATCTACTGTTCTTCATACCTGCGTCGAGAGCTTGCTTCATAGATAGGGCTTCACTAGCTACCCTGCTTTCGTCTATTGTTAAGCCCAAACGATTCATGTTTTCACGGTAGAGTTGTTCACGAAGAGCCGTTGCCGCACTCGCACTACCACCCTGCGGACCGGATGCGCTGTGAACAGTACCGAACGCATCCATGCCTGCACCAAAACCTGCGTCGTAAGCTATGGTGTTTTTGCCTGTGCGTATGTATTGATTACTCTGCCCCGTAGCAGCATCTAAACTTCCAACCTGTGATTTTGTTTCTTTCATCGTGCCCGGAATAAAACCGCGTCTAATCTCGTCGAAGCGATAGTGTTCTGCGCTAGTCATGTTTCCTAGCGTTCCGTTGAACTGCCTAGTTCCGGGAAGACGGTGAACTGTCTGTCCCTGAAACGTATACATAGAACCGCCTGTCTTGCCTGTAGCCATAATTGCGTCGGCGGTTTTCTTTTGTGATCGACGGTTTAGTTCTGCTGCAGCTATACCAAACCCAGCCGCACCCGGTATTGCCAGTGAGGCAACAGCTAGGGGTATGTTCTTCGGGTCTAGTTGATTGATGCCAAAGTTTAAGAATGCGTTGTCACTGCGGCCCTTTGCTTTCGGAGAAGTCTTTTCAAACTTGCTTATGAAGTCTACGGGGTCTATGTCTTCGTATCCGAATGATGGTAAGCCTGTTGCTACAGAATAGCTGGTAAATGGGCTAGATGCGCCACCGTCCCCTGTCCCGACAGGATTTAAAACACTTGGTGCAGGGGGTGCAGGATTAGTAGTAGAATCATCTCCCGCTGCTGGAGCAACATCTACGTTGATGCCCGGAAAGTTGTACATACTACCGCGTAGGTATTCGTCCATGCTGTACGGAGTGCTTCGTGTTTGACCGTAGACTTGTTCTGTCACTGTTCCACCGTTTGACATTTTAGGTTGTGTGATCTTATCCATCGTTCTTAACCACTGCCTCGTGACTATCCTTCAACTTGAGGAGCATTTCCAGTAAACCCAGCTTCCCCTGCACTTGGCGCAGTTCCGACTCCGATTGTGCCGTTACCACGGCCCGAATCATCGACTCCCGGAGGTCCACTAGGTACTCCTCCATTTGGGGCCATTCCTTGCTGTAGAGGAGAGGGGCTAGCTTCTGGGCCTGCTGCTTGTTGAGCATCTTGCATCATTCCTTGTAACATCTGTGCGTAGACTTGTGCCTCGTTGACATCGTTCACTAAGCTGTCAGGATCGATGTCTTGTGCAATAGCGAGTTCGCGCATCAGGTTTGGCAACTTTACAAACGGAGCCAGCATAGGGTTGGCTACGGTTTGCAAGAGTGAGGTGAGTCGTTGTGTGCGTACTTCCTTTTGCATCACGGCTGCTACACCACGTGGCTTGATCTCTAGGTCGCCCGTGACATCCTCGACGTTCTCTCCGAACTGCATGTTCCACTGAAAGAATGCTTCACCGATTGGCTTGAGTAGGTGGTCGTCGATGTTTTTGATGACCGTCTTCATCGACAAGCCTGCACTGCCCATCAGCATAGACAAGCCTGCTGCAGTTCGTCCGGTGCCGGTGACTCCTGTCTGGCCGTGTGTGATCGATGGGATGCCCGTCTCTTCGTCCGCAAGCTGTCGGCTAATCTGATACATCTGTATGTTTTCAGGTGCCGTATTCGGAAACTTGAGGCCGTTGATTGCCGTGCCGGTGACGCCCGACTGACGACGGAATATCTTGCCGGGGAAGATGTCCATGTTCTGTCCGGGGACCAACGATGCCTCATCGACATCAAAGACAAGGTTGCCAGCGAGAGCGAGGTTGTCGATTGCCATACGAACGTGACCGTTCATCAGCATCTGTGCGTCTTCCATGTTCTCTGCTACGCCAACGCCCCAGATTTGATAGGGGTTGATTTCGAACGGGAAGGCTTGGTAGGGAATACGTGCAGGTGTGAAGGGGTTCAACACACAGCGTAGTACGAGTGTACCGCACACCCAGATGTTGACTTGCATCTGGTCAAACTCAGACATGAGTTCTGCGTTCTCTAGGCCGACTTCCTTTGCAAACTTCGAGTCGAGAACACCCCAATACTCTAGGACTTCGTAACGGTTCTCAGAGATGTGAGGTTCGGTTTCGTCTTCACGGATCGTGTCTTCGTAATACTTGTCTTCGTAGTTCGGTCCTTTTGCAAGGCACTCTTCGATTGCTTGAGCGTCGAAGTGTGGACGCATTATCAGGCTACGAAGCTGCTGTCGGTTCATGCGGTGACGTTCGATAACGTACTCGCAGTCCTCTACGGATGTGGCTGCAGGGTCAGGGTGAAAGTCCCATACCGATACGTGTTCGATACGTGGCACCATCCGCTCGTAGGGATCGTAAACACGCTCACCATCGTCATCCATCTTCCAGTTGTGAACACGCTTGTGAAAGTTGAACGGCCCCTTGACGACGCCTGTGCCGAACAGGGACGACTCAAAGATTGCTTTGCGAAACTCACTAACGGCATTTGTGTCGAGCAACTGATCGTGGATGCACTTCTCCATCTTTCGTGCCTGCTCTTTTGCAGGTTCGAATTGTGGCTCACCCACGCGAGACTTACCCGCAAGGATCGTGTCACCGAAGTCTTTACCATAGGAGCCTAGACGGTGCGGCTCGTTGGCTTGCATCGCCCCCGGAGCTAACTCGCGACCATCTCCCGGAAAACCGTAGGGGTCACTTCCCAACTGCGAAAGCTCGTCAGCAGGCGTACGCATATGAGCAAACTCCTCAATGCCTTCTGGCATCGGAGTGGACTCAACAACGAGGGGAAACTTCTTGTTAGCAAACAATATGTCGATAATCTGTCCGTACGCAGCAAGTACTTTGGTCTTGGTGATCTTGATGAACACCCTCGACTTTTCGCTGTCACGGTACTGTGTCGTAGTATCATAGATGCCACGAAAGTTTTTGTACGCCTGTAGCCATCGCTGCTCGTATGAAAACCGTCCGTTCTCTGCGTCGTCAAACCGTGCCTTGATGTGGCCCGCAAGTCCGGGCATCTGCTCATCAGGACTGGCAATCGGAATCGCCTGCTCGTCGTCCGGTTCTAGGAAATTATCGGCCATGTCGCTTCCTTAGTAGTCGCGCTCGTCTGCCATCTTAAACAGTGAAGCCTCTACTGTCGGCTTAGTTTGCTTCTTTGGCATGGCTTCGATCATCGGTCCTGTCTGAACACGAGTGTCGAATTCCAAGCCTTCGCGATAGAGTGAGGATGCACCCTCATCTTTATCGACGCTGGTCTTGTCGGCGTTCATAATATATGCTGCGCCGTAGTTGTAGTTACCAGTTGTGGCGTTTGCCATAGGTTTCTCTCCGTTTACCTGATGAAGCCTTCTTTAGGGGCAGGGGAGACTTCAGGTTCCCTGTTTCGTGTAATAAATCCGCCCGAATCTTCAAGTGCCATTCGTTCCATATCGTTTACGCTTTCGTCAATGGCAGGCTCCATAGCTATGTCCCTCATCTGACGAAACGATTGATACTCCGGCTGTCCGGGATATGGGTCTTCTGCCATCGTAGGCTTTGGCTCTAGGCCCGGTGCGTACGCAGGAGATGATGATAGTATCATGGGCAAAGCACCGCCAACTTTGGGACCAAGTTTAGCTGCCGTGGCAACACCCTCAATAGCCACGTCTCGTACTACGGCTCCAGCGTCTTCAATAAAGGAGTATACAGCACCTCCTCCTAGTATAGCTGGAAGCAAACCCTTCTTTGTAAATCCAAAGAAATCGTCAAGTCCTAGCCCACTCATTTTGCCTTTTACTTCGTCTGAAATATCATCAGCAGCGTTTGGTTTTACATCTTCACTTTTAACAGCAGGCTTATCTCCCGGTAATACTCCGGCCTCTTGCGCTGCTGCTTTCTTTTCTGCTGTTGCTATTCGTCTATCTAGTGCTTCGCTTTCTTTAGCTGCAGCTTGAGCATCTAATTCTGCAGCGGTTAGTTTTCCCCTACCCTCAGATAACTCTGCATTTACTGCTGCCTGTTCTGCAGTTGGAGCCACAGCCGCCGGACGACTGTCCGTGCCTGTTGGTGCATCCATAGTTATCTTCGACTCAAGATCGGAATAATCAGCTTCAAAATCAACAAAGTCATATCCTAGAGATGCAGCAAGTTGTCCCCCGCTTTCAGCCCCAAGAGCATCAGCCATCATCTTCTCAAACATTGAAAATACTAGGCCGCGTTGTTCTAGTTTTCCTACATCTTCTACGTCGATGTAAAACGTACGTAAGATTTTTGCGTCAAGTTCTTTTTCTGATCCAGTGTGTGCAAGAATTGCATCTGCAGCCTCTGTATTACCCAAACCATTAGCAATAGACGATGCAGTAATACGTCGTAAATCGGTATAGTCTAGCGAGAACTTTCCAGAAGCATTTCTTTTTTTTGCTTTTGCTTTTACATCATCAGAAAGAGCAGGAGTTACATACTTGTTGATTAGAGCATTGATTTTTTTTGTGTCCATATCCGGAAACAGTTCTCCGGTTGGACCTGCAGCATTATACCTGTCTAGGTAAACTCTTGAAAGAAGAGGACCAAGTGGACGGTC